GGACCGCAGGGCGACGGAGTCAATAAAGACTTGTGCTTTACCCTTAACACCGCTGACCGCCATGCGGTCGCTTATGATTGCCGCAATCATTGCGATTCTGACATCAGCGCTACCTTGCAGGCAAAGAATAACGGCGGACAAAGCCTAAACTATATTAACCCGGTATTCGAAACCTACCAAAACACCACAGGCCCTCTCATGGCCAATTCTCATCCCGGCAGCTACAGCGGGCAGGACGCTTATCAGGACATGTTCATTGCTATGCCATATCGCGTGCGCCGGTTGACCCCCGCCGAGTGCGCTTTGCTGCAAGGTTTTCCAAGCGACTGGTGCATGGGGCTTGGCACTCCCACTCCCTGCGAGGAAGATATCGCATGGTGGCAGGATGTATTTGAAACACACCGGAAGGCCATGGGAACTTCCTCAAAGCCAAAGAGCCGCAAGCAGATTATAAAGTGGCTGAATGATCCTCATTCGGATTCGGCAGAATATAAGATGTGGGGGAACGGCGTGGCGCTTCCCTGCGTGTGCTTCGTCATGGCAGGAATCGTATGGGTTGCGGGCGTGTAATTATTTTTTGCGCGGCGGCTTTACGTTTTTGTCCGGTTTTAGTGTGCCATCGATTTCTCCGTGCTTTGCTTCGTAGTTTGCAATATTATCGCGGATTAACACAAGAATGTGGCTATTAACCGATCTGCCCTCGTAGTCGGCGACAAAATTGACTTTGTTCAACATCTCCTCTTCGATGCGGATGGATACGCTTTTAACTGCCATGGAATCACCTTCTTTCGTATACGGTGTGTTTATTTTAATTGCAAGATCTGTTATAATGTTGCAATTAGATATACCGTATATCTAAGAGATAAAAAGGAGCGATGTCGAGTGAAAGTTGCTGTGATCGGATCAAGAGGTCTTACAATTGATATATTGGAGGCGTTCCTTCCTCCGGAAACAACGGAAATCGTATCGGGCGGAGCAAAAGGTATCGATATCTGCGCCCGCAAATTTGCCGAAGAAAACGAGTACAGATATACGGAATTTCTGCCGGACTATAAAGCACATGGCAGAGTAGCACCCCTACGCCGAAACGACCAGATCATAGAATACAGCGATCTGGTTCTGGCCTTTTGGGATGGTGAAAGCCGTGGCACCAAATATGTCATTGACCGTTGCAAGGAGCGCGGTGTGCCAATTAAGGTATTTTTGAACAATTCCTTAACTAACCAGAATTGACTTGCTATTTAAGGCTTTTAGAGTGATGAATGTCCTACCTCAAAAGAAAGGTGGGATTTCGTATGGACGAAAGCCTGTATCAAGCCAAAGATGAATTCTTTTCTCAGCGCATCAATCATCACCGCAAGCACGAGCCGCCCGCCGTAAACGATGCGTACATGGACCTTCGCTCTTGTGTGGAGCGTCTGCGCGAAACATTGTCCGGGGAACAATCTCTGTTACTCCGCAACTGTGAAAACGCCTATCATTTGTCAGACGGCGAGTTTGGGCGTTTTTTCTATGCAATGGGATGGAATGACGCAATACGCTTCCTCCTTGATGGGAGGGATGCATAATGAAACATAGTACTGCTTATTTTGTTTCAATGCCTTTCCGTTTAGAGGACTTACGGCGACCGCATCTGAACAGCGAACGCAAACCATATGCGGTCGAAAAAACCGTGGAGCTTGCAAAAATCGACTACGAGAACTTCATTACTGATTTGTGCGTTGATCGGTGGTTCATTGAGGACAACGCCAAGTTGTGCCGGATTGACAGCGACGGCGTATGGCATTGCATCTTTGCTCGACAACGCGGCAAAAAGGATGGTGTATTGGTAATGTCGGAAGGTCGTGACTTTCCCAAGTGGGCGGCGTATATTCCGGAGGATGATCCAATTCTCTGACCGCCAAGCACCAGAACCAAAGAGCGTCTCGCAGGAGGCGCTCTTTTCATTTGATATCACGCTGTACAGCACATAAAATCCAGCGCGTGTTTTTGGTGATTATGTTTTCAAAAATGACTTGCTTTTCACAGCGTTAAGAGTGATGAATGTAACTACCAAAAATCAGAAAGGCGGTACAGCACATGAAAATCAGCTACAATGCAACAGGCACGGAGCGAAAATCACTGGTAGGTGCAATCAGTCAGGAGTTGAACGCACAGACAAAATATCTCGGGATGCCAACGGCGGCATATGAGGTCGGTGGGTATACCATAGACAAGACTGGAATGCTTATCGGTCCCGACAACCGCGATTTGGTTGCCGCCCTTCAAGGCTTACACAGCTTCGTTCCGATCAACGAGGAATACGACGCGATGCCTCCCGAAACGCCGGTAACACCTGCTTTCGAGGATTTGGCGATGACCGCCGAGGAAGAACTCGGAATGGGTATGCAGCTTCGTGACCCACAAGGCGAGGATGGTATGCAGGCAAGTGACGTTCCCGATTATGGGGAGGAATACCCCGATATTGTCCAACACCGCCCCGGTGCGGATACTTTGACGATTGAACTTCCGAGGGATGGATTTACCGACACAGCAATTCTCAACCTTAAAAAGCTTGTTGAGAGCAAGTCTTTGCTCATCAAGAAGGCGGTCGGCGCAGAAAGCCTGCCGGTTGAGGTTACGGACGATACGTTACGGTTTCCATGGTTTGCATTCAACGCTTCGGCTGAAGAGGTTAATGCCTACTCGCGCTTTATCAGCGCGCTTTGCACTATGGCCAAAGAACAAAAGCGCATCACAGCCAAAGAAAAACCGGTAGACAACGAAAAATACGCCTTCCGCTGCTTCCTTCTTCGACTGGGTTTTATCGGTGAAGATTACAAAGCCGAGCGGAAAACCCTGCTTCAGAACCTCTCCGGCAATGCTTCCTTCAAAAGCAGTAATCGCAGACAGCCGGAGCAAAAAGTATCCGCAACAACCTACTAAGAGGATAGCGGTTGCGAAAGTAGCACAGATAGCGAGGATTGCCCGGAAGCATCCATTGAAACGCTCCAAAAGATGTACGGTAATATTAATACGGAGGTGCTGGCATGACAAATGGATTTCCTTCAAAGTCCGTCGTTGATCGACTCCGCGCACAATACCCACCCGGCTGTCGTGTAGAACTGGTTTCGATGGACGATCCGTACACTACCCTGAAACCCGGCGACCGAGGAACCGTCTCAGGGGTGGATGATATCGGCACCGTTCATGTGGCTTGGGACAATGGCTCAGGCCTTGGCGCGGCTTACCGCGAGGACACGATCAAGCGTATATAGGTGTGTAAAGCACACAAAGGTGCGGCGAAACCTTTGTGTGCTTTACTTCTCAGAATTGACTTGCTATTTAGCCCCTTTAGAGTGATGAATGTACATGCGAAAAGCAGACACACACTTTGAAGGGAGCAAACACACATGTTTACACAGAAATTTGGCATTGAGGTTGAGTTCACAGGAATCACACGGCGGCAAGCAGCCGAGATCGCAGCCGAGCACCTTGGCGGTACCATTGACAGCGGATACGATTACTACAACACCCAGACGATTACCGCCCCCGACGGCAGGCAGTGGAAGTTTATGAGCGACGGCAGCATCACCTGCCAGCGCAAGCAGAACGGGCGGCGGGTTTCGGCTGGCGGCGAATACAGTGTCGAGCTGGTCAGCCCCATCCTCCAATACTACGAGGATATCGAAGCCCTACAGGAGCTTATCCGCAAGCTGCGCAAGGCCGGGGCTTTTACGAATAACCGCTGCGGCATCCACATTCACCTCAACGGCGCACCCCACACGCCCAAAAGCATCCGCAATTTTGTAAACATCATCGCCAGCAAGAACGACCTTTTTTACAAGGCGCTACAGATAGAACCGGGTCGCATGGGTTACTGCAAAAAGATGGATGAATACATGGTGCGCCGCATGAACGAGGCAAAACCTCGCACCCTCAAGCAGATCGAGGATATTTGGTACGCCGGATACAGCGACAGCCGCAACACCCACTACCATAACAGCCGCTACCATTTTCTCAATCTACACAGCTTTTTCAACCGGAATCACACGGTAGAGCTTCGAGGCTTTAACAGCGAACTCCATGCGGGTAAGGTACGCAGTTACATCGTTCTCGCTCTGGCCCTCAACCATCAGGCACTCACCCAGCGGAGCGCCAGCAGCAGAAAGCCGCAGGTTGAAAACGAGAAGTTCGCCATGCGCACCTACCTCAACCGGGTTGGTTTCATCGGCGACGAGTTCAAAAACTGCCGTGAGCACCTTTGCAAACATCTCTCGGGTTCGGCTGCTTGGAGATACCGGGCGAGTTAACTTGCCCGAGGCTTGCGCCACAGAGGGCGACACGCGCCCTGCGTGACGTGGACGGCTTACCAGCCGGGGTTTATATATAAGGCTTATAAGGGTGCGACAGGGGCAACCCTGCCCGCGACCCGCAAAGATATAAGGAGGCAATGATTCATGAAAGGCAGAGAAAACAAGATTTATATCGCATACGGCAGCAACCTCAACATTGAGCAGATGTCCTGCCGATGCCCCTACGCCACACCCATTGGCAACGGTATTCTTCGCAACTACGGACTCCTCTTCCGGGGTGGTTCGGGTGGTGCGGTCGCCACCGTCGAGCCTAAGCGCGGCTGCTCCGTGCCGGTACTGCTCTGGGAGATCACTCCTCGTTGCGAGGATCAGCTTGATCGCTACGAAGGCTGGCCCCGGCTTTACCGCAAAGAAACGGTCGGTGTGGAGTATGACGGAAAGATTGTCGAAGCCATGATATATGTTATGAACGAGGGTTATGAACTCGGCAATCCTTCTCAACAATATCTGAATGTCATCTTGGAAGGCTACGAGTCAGCAGACTTCGATCCACAGATACTCTCCAATGCGCTCACTACCTCTGCCCGCAAACGCAAGAAGAAGGGGGCTGTGCAATGAGCGGTATAATGAGCGACACTCTCGTCGAGCAGATTTTAGCCATTCGAGCGGGCGGAAAACACAATATGTTTGACATCCCTGCCATCCAGCGCGAAGCGTCTGACCTTGGATATAATGAGCTGGTGGTATTCTTGGAGGAAAACCGCGACCAATACGTTCGCTTTATCTTCTCCGGCAACCGGGGCTGATCCTCGGTCACCGTACAAAAATGCGCTCCTTAAAAATGTGTTTGTTTTTCGCAAAAATGACTTACTTCTGAGGAGACTCTTATAACGCAAATGTTTTAGACGAATTAAATCGCATGATATTCAAAGGCCACGCCAGGGCAAAAAGGCGTGGCCTTCTTCTATTATGTATGCATCTTCTGACATGTCGGAAAGGAGGTGACGGCACTGCGCAAGCTCAAGAAATACAAGCCCACCATCTATATGGCGGACGGTTCTGAATACAACAAGGTGGCGGCAGACAATGCCGTCACCTTTATCAATTGCCTCAACCATACCAAGGGCGAGTGGTATGGCAGCCCTTTTGAATTGATAGATTGGCAGGAACAGATCATCCGCGATGTGTTTGGCGTGATGAAGCCCAGCGGCTACCGCCAGTTCAACACCGCCTACATCGAAATTCCGAAAAAGATGGGCAAAAGTGAGCTCGCCGCTGCCGTAGCCCTGCTGCTCACATGCGGGGATTTCGAGCATGGCGGCGAGGTTTATGGCTGCGCCTCTGACCGGCAGCAAGCCAGTATTGTCTTTGATGTGGCCGTGGAAATGGTGGAGCAGTGCCCGGCCCTTAAGCAGCGCATTCGACCGATGCTTTCCCAAAAGCGCTTAATATATAAACCCCTCGGTTCTTTCTATCAGGTTCTCTCCGCAGAAGCGTATACGAAACACGGTCTGAACGTTCACGGCGTTGTTTTTGACGAGCTGCATGCCCAGCCAAACCGCCAGCTCTACGATGTCATGATGCACGGCTCGGGCGACGCCCGCAAACAGCCGCTGTTTTTTTTGATTACCACAGCTGGCACCGACCGGCACTCCATCTGCTGGGAGGTACACTCCAAGGCGCAGGACATCATCGAGGGGCGCAAGGTGGACCCCACCTTCTATCCGGTGATTTACGGCGCATCGGAGGATGCCGACTGGACCAGCGAAAAGGTGTGGAAGCAGACCAATCCCTCGCTGGGCATCACGGTGGATATCGAAAAGCTCCGGGCGGCCTGCGAGAATGCCAAACAAAATCCTGCCGAGGAAAACCTATTCCGGCAACTCAGGCTCAACCAGTGGGTAAAGCAGAGCATCCGGTGGATGCCGATGGCGAAGTGGGATGCCTGCGCCTTCCCGGTGGACCCGGAGAGCCTGCGCGGGCGCACCTGCTACGGAGGGCTTGACCTCTCCAGCACGACTGACATCACGGCCTTCGTGTTGGTGTTCCCGCCACTGGATGAGGACGATAAATTTCAAATTCTGCCCTTCTTCTGGATACCGGAGGACAACATCGGCCTGCGTGTCCGGCGTGACCATGTGCCTTACGATACTTGGGCGAAGCAGGGTTTTGTATATACCACCGAGGGCAACGTCGTGCATTACGGCTTCATCGAGGAGTTTATCGATGAGTTGGGGGCGAAGTACAACATCCGCGAGATTGCCTTCGACCGCTGGGGCGCGGTGCAGATGGTCCAGAACCTTGAGGGTCTGGGCTTTACTGTTGTGCCGTTCGGTCAGGGCTTTAAGGATATGTCTCCTCCAACCAAGGAGCTCATGCGCCTCACGCTGGAGGAAAAGCTCGCCCACGGCGGTCATCCGGTACTGCGCTGGATGGTGGACAACATCTTTGTGCGGACGGATCCTGCTGGGAACATCAAGCCCGATAAGGAAAAATCCACGGAGAAAATCGACGGTGCGGTAGCCACCATTATGGCTCTGGATCGGGCAATCCGGAATCTTGGCAGTGGCGATGGCGGCAGCGTCTATAGCGAAAGGGGGCTTTTGATATTATGAGTATTTTTTCCCGGCTGTTTCGGTCGCGGGATAAGCCAGAGAATTGGCGTGGGTCGTCCAGCGCCTTTTTTTTCGGCAGCAGTAACTCAGGCAAGCCGGTCAATGAGCGAACCGCCATGCAGACCTCAGCGGTGTACGCCTGCGTGCGCGTCTTGTCCGAGACCCTCGCCTCACTGCCGCTGCATGTCTATAAATATGTCGACAACGGTGGCAAGGAAATGCAGACACAGCATTACCTCTATCCCATCTTGCACGATAACCCCAACCCTGAAATGACCTCTTTTGTGTTTCGGGAAACCCTGATGAGCCACCTTCTGATCTGGGGCAACGCTTACGCACAGATCATACGCGATGGCCGAGGCCGCGTGCTGGCGATGTATCCGCTGCTTCCCAACCGCATGGAGGTCGACCGGGCTCCATCGGGGGCGCTGGTGTACACCTATCGATTGAGCATAGACGATGTCCAATATAAACAAGAAACAACGCTCACCCTCGGGCCGGACGATGTACTGCACATCCCCGGCCTTGGTTTTGATGGGCTTGTAGGCTACAGCCCGATTGCCATGGCGAAAAACGCCATCGGCATGGCGCTGGCCACCGAGGAGTACGGCGCGACCTTCTTCGCCAACGGAGCCAACCCCGGTGGGGTGCTGGAGCACCCCGGCGTGATCAAGGACCCGCAGAAGGTCAGGGATTCGTGGAACAGCGCCTATCAAGGCGGCGGCAAGGCTCACAAGGTGGCTGTGCTTGAGGAGGGCATGTCGTATAAAACCATCGGTATCCCCCCGGAACAGGCGCAGTTCTTGGAAACACGCAAGTTCCAGCTCAACGAGATCGCGCGCATTTTCCGTGTGCCGCCCCATATGATTGGCGACCTCGACCGTTCCAGCTTCTCAAATATTGAGCAACAGGGTCTTGAGTTTGTGAAATATACGCTGGACCCGTGGGTCATCAGATGGGAACAGGCCCTTCAAAAGTCTCTAATTTTGCCGTCTGAGAGGAGCTCCCTTTTTGTGAAGTTCAATGTGGACGGCCTTTTGCGCGGCGATTATGCCAAGCGCATGAGCGGCTACGCGCTCGCCCGGCAGAATGGTTGGATGTCCACAAATGATATCCGCGAGATGGAGAATATGAACCAGATTCCTGCAGAGGAAGGAGGCGATCTGTATCTCGTCAATGGCAATATGACGAAGCTGGCCGACGCCGGGGCGTTTGCCACCAAGAAAAAATGAACGGAGGAACCCCTATGAGGAAATTCTGGAACTGGGTGCGCGACCCCGACAATGAGCGCACCCTCTATCTGAACGGCCCGATTGCCGAGGAGACATGGTGGGGCGACGAAGTCACTCCCCAGATGTTCAAAGACGAACTTCTGTCTGGCTCCGGCGACATCACCGTTTGGATCAACTCGCCGGGTGGCGATGTTTTTGCCGCGGCGCAAATTTACAACATGCTCATGGAGTACAACGGGCAGGTCACCGTCAAGATCGACGGGATCGCCGCCAGCGCCGCTTCGGTGATCGCCATGGCGGGCGGCGAGGTTCATATGTCGCCGGTGTCCATGATGATGATCCACAACCCAGCCACCATCGCCATTGGAGATTCCGTAGAGATGGTGCGGGCCAAGGAATTGCTGGACGAGGTGAAGGAGTCGATCATTAACGCTTATGAGTTGAAAACAGAACTGCCGCGCCTTAAGCTGGCGCGCCTGATGGATGCCGAAACGTGGATGAACGCGCACAAGGCTGTCGAGCTGGGTTTTGCAGACGGCATCCTATATGCCAAAGAGGAAGAGTCGCTATCGGGCAATCCGGTGGAGGCTCTTATTTTTTCCCGCATGGCGGTTACCAACTCACTCCTGAGCAAGTTTCCCAAGGTCGTTACATCCGTTGCGGAAACGGAACCCCCCGCGCCAGATCCGGCAGAGGCCGAGCGAGGGACACCCACCCCGGCCGACACGCCGAAAACAATCGAACAGCCTACCGGCACCCCGATAGAGTCGCTATATAAGCGGCTCTCTTTAATTTCCCACTAATTTGAAGGAGGACTTTACTATGAGCAAGATTCTGGAAATGCGCGATAAGCGCGCCAAGGCATGGGAGGCTACCAAGGCTTTCCTCGATACAAAACGTGGCGACAATGGCCTGCTTTCCGCAGAGGATACCGCCACCTACGACAAGATGGAGGCCGATGTGGTTTCTCTGGGTAAGGAAATCGACCGCCTTGAACGGCAGGCCGCCATCGACATGGAGCTCGGAAGGCCCACCTCGAGTGCCATCCTGACCAAGCCTGAGAAGCCCGCCGACGAAAAGACCGGCAGGGCTTCCGCTGCGTATAAGGCCGCTTTCTGGAACAACATGCGCGGCATTATCACCTCCGAGGTTCGTAACGACTTAAAGATCGGCAGCGATCCCGAAGGCGGCTACCTCGTCCCCGATGAGTTCGAGCGCACTCTCGTGGAAGCCCTGCAGGAAGAGGATATCTTCCGCAAGTACGCCACCCTCATCACCACCTCCAGCGGCGACCGCAAGATTCCGCTGGTTTCTGCGCGCGGTGAAGCCTCATGGGTGGAGGAAGAAGGAAAAATCCCCGACAGCGACGACACTTTTGGCCAGATTACCATCGGGGCGCACAAGCTGGCCACGCTCATCAAGGTTTCCGAGGAGCTGCTCAACGACAGCGCATTCAACATGGAATCCTATATCTCCCGCGCCTTTGCCAAGCGCATCGGCACCAAGGAGGAAGAGGCTTTCATCACCGGCGACGGTACCGGCAAGCCCATCGGCCTGCTGGCGGCCACTGGCGGCGCGGAGCTGGGCGTAACGGCAGCGGGTGCCGCTGATATCAAGCTGGACGAGATGCTCGACCTGTTCTACAGCTTGCGCGCGCCCTACCGCAATAAGGCGATCTTTATGATGCACGATCTGACCGTCAAGGCCATCCGCAAGCTGAAAGACACCAACGGTCAGTACCTGTGGCAGCCCTCCATCAAGGAGGCCACCCCGGACACCATTCTTGGCCGCCCGCTGTTGACTTCGGCGTACATGCCGGAAATGGCCGCCAATGCCAAGACCGTCATGTTTGGTGATTTCAGCTACTACTGGATTGCCGACCGGCAGGGGCGTATCTTCCGTCGTCTCAACGAGCTGTACGCCGAAACCGGTCAGGTTGGTTTCCTTGCCACCCAGCGCGTGGATGGCCGCCTGACGCTCCCCGAGGCCGTGAAGGTGCTGCAGCAGAAATCTTCGTAACAAAGGGGGCACAGCGGCATGATGGATTTACTCCCAAAGGTCAAAGCGAACCTCATACTGGAACACGACGCGGATGATGAACTGATTAAGGGATTCATCCGTGCCGCTGTTTCCTATGCGGAGAGCTACCAGCACAAGCCGGAAGGCGCATACAAGGATGCCATGCCGCCCACCACCGAGCAGGCCGTCATTATGCTGTCGTCCCACTTTTACGAAAGTCGGGACGGCAGCACGGGCGGCTTCTTTGCCGATAACGTACAGGCCGGGCAGCAGGTTTGGAATACGGTCAATACGCTTTTGCGGCTGGACCGAGATTGGAAGGTGTGAAGTGAGCTTTGGCAAAATGAACACGTTTATTGAGCTCATCTCCACCGAGCAGTTCAAAGACGACGAGGGCTTTGTGAATTCCGGCGACACCATCCTCGCCAGCTTGCGCGCCTACAAGGAGGATCGGCATGGCAACGAACGGTGGGCGAACCGGGCGGCCTTTACCACGGCCACCTCGCTGTTCCGTTTCCGCAAGATGCCTGGACTCGACGTGACCACCTCCCTTATCATCGCCTGCGCGGACGGGCGCTACCGCATACACAGCGTTGAGGATGTGAAGGGGCGCGGCATGTACATTGAGGTGCTGGCCGAAAAAGAAGAACCGACTGTGAGGTGATTTGGTATGGCGAAGGTTGAGGTGAAAATGCCGGAGGATTTCCTGCTCAAACTCTCCAAGCTGGGTGAAAAAACGGACGAAATCGTTGAGTCCTGTCTGGAAG